GTGTTCTTCCACATCTCTGGAGTTAAATCTACACAACGCTTGACCCAAGCTAATTCTTCTCTTGGTGTTGTGATGTATTCTAAAATGTCGTCATGATCTAAGTCAAGATGCAAAACGCAAGCTCCATTTTTGTATATTCCACCTCTCCTAATAGTTTCATTAAGGGCAGAGTATACTTTACCAAATGATACAGGGCCACTAGCGACTAATCCTTTCTCATTGGTGTGACCATTAGGTCTAATCTTAGAGAGGTGTACTGCTACACCTGCTCCGAATCGTAGAGCATGACTGACAAAACGCCAGCTAGCTTCTATTCCATTATCACCCTCGATACTATCTTCAACTACAAATACTGTGCAGCTGACAGGTAAACGTCCTTCTGGTTCTTTAATCCACTGTTGGATTCTACCAGTTCTAGCTACCAAAGGGTGTGGAAACAAATCATTCAACATAATTAATTAGGAGTCCATAAAATAGGTTGGTTGCGGTCATGATCGAAGTCTTCTTTTTGTAAGATCTTGGCTAGACGTGCGTTGAGCAAAGCGTCATCGTCTGATAACCCTCTATCTCTATAGGCTTTACACACTGCCTCCCACTTGTTTTCGTTTTTGTCTAATAACTCTGTAGCTCGCTTGACTCCTATTCCAGGGCAACCAGAGTACCCATCTGTGGGGTCTCCAGAAAGGCTCTGAATTAGATGCCATCTGTCTCCATCATCTTTAGTTATCTCAACAACATCATCTGTTAGATTCCATAGAGCACTAGGTATCTGCCTCATGTCTTTGTCTGGACTAACAATAATATTGTTTGGGTCTGCAAAGCGGGTTGCTTCTATGCCAATGGTGTCATCAGCTTCTAGCCCTTCAATTAATTTAAAGTTATGGTTTTCTCTACAGTAATTTACTAAACGCTTATAGCCAAGGGGCTTACGTTTCATTCGATGTCCCTTGTAATCAGGGTAAATTTTCTTTCTAAAATTTTCAGTGCTTGAAAAATATAGTATGAAGTCGTCTTCCATCATAGCTTTTGTCACTTTATTTAGCTCATTATGAAATACTCGTAGTACTTCACTGAACTGTGACTGAGCGATGATGACATCCTCTCCAAAGTCTATACCAATCTCACACGCTTGTGCAGCTTTGTAAGCTAGGAAATCAGAGTCAATTAATAACATTAGTGTACCTGAGCCCAGTTGTCGCCAATTTGTGCGTCAGCTTCAATGGGTAATCGTAAGTTGTAATACTCACCAGCTTCTAATGCGGATAGTTTGCATACCTCAGCTATGTACTCTGCGTTTGCAGCTGGAGCACCTAACACTTGTTCATCATGCACAAAAGCATAACGCTCGTGGGTAGTGTTGCCTAGTTTAGCATCAGTTAGTAGTAGCCAACGCTTTGCGATGACTGCTGCCGATCCCTGCAAGAGGCAGTTTAATGCTTTGTGTTCTTTGTCCACAAGGATTTGACGTTTGTCGATAGCACGTATACTACCTCTCGTAGCAACTTTCTTAGTAGCTTCAACCAAATCTTCGAGACCGTCAACAGCATCCAAGTAAGCTCGCCTAATCTCTGCCCCTTTCTTCTTTGCAGCTTCGGGGGATAACATGTTGTCATAAGAGAGTCCAAGCTTTTGGTTGCCACCACCGTAAAGAAAGCAATACGTGATAGTCTTAACTTGTCTGCGAGAGATGCCAATTTTATCCGCATTGACTTGATGAATATCTTGTTCAAGTAAGATCTTTCCATACCTACCGCCATCGTATCTGGCTAAGTAGTGTGCAAATAATCTTAATTCTATACCAGCTAGATCGCTGTCGATAAGCTTCCAGTCTGGTTGTGTGATAAATAATTCACGGCAATCCTTGTCCGAACTTACTTGACTAAGATTCGGGTGTGAATGTGCCATTCGATGTGTCACTGCACCGATAAAGCAAGAGTGGTGAAGTCTGCCATCCTTGACTAGCTTCAACCACGCATTAGTTCCTTGGGATAACATTCCTAGTTTCTTCTGTATGACCAGAATTTCTAAGAATACTAATGCTTCCTCTGTGTTAATTTCTTTGAGCACTGTCTCATCAATCACTGCTTTACCAGTGGGTGTGAGTTTAGTAGGTGTCCAACCTTGAAAGGTTTTAAACCACCAAGCTATATGCTCTCGACTACTAGGATTGAAATCCTTTAACCTTTGCATCTCTGCTCCAGCTATGTAGCCTTGTTTCTTGTTGTCTCTTTTTGGAGTGAACAAGTTATGTGGAACGTAATGGCAGATGTCCTCAGCCTGTCGTCTGAGCGTCTCTAACCTCGTTAATAGTTTGTTCTCTAAGTCTTGTGCTTTTTGTACATTAAACGGCCAACCAGTAGCTTTTTGTGTAGCCATCAGTTCTGCTATCTCATGTTCTAAGACAACGCTTTGAGGGATTTTTGGAAATGTGTCCATAATTTAGCTAAGATAGCAACGTCTTTTTTGCAGTAGTCCTGCATTTCTTGTGACCATTCTTGCCAGTCAGTGGTCTTGGCAAAGCCATCTTTAAAACAGCGTAGCCTGTAACCATATGCTTCGAGACTATGTGAACCATACAAACGAGCTGGCATCATAGCCCACTTACGTCTGAGGTCTAGCTCTAGCATGTCAGGGTGGAAGAACCTACTCAATATAAGAGTGTCCCAATGTTTGGCGTTACCTTTATAGAAAGGAAAGTGTTTTTTAATTTGCGGTATGTCATACATTATACCGTTGTGAGATATAATGTTAGTTGCTACCTCCAAGTCATTTACTGCATTAGCAATGCTGTAGTTTGGAGTAGCTTGGTCATTGTACTCAGTTACTAGACCAGTATCTAGGTCTTGTGTAACTATACAATGTATTTCAGTACAATCTAATCCGTTTGTTTCTATGTCAAACGCTAGATTAATACTACCCGAAGTCTGTGGTCGGGTCGAAGTCGGGCGTAACTTCATGTTCGGTGAAGGTGCATGTTCGTAGGTCATAGATCAGTTGGTTAGCAATACCTACCTCTCCGCTGTTTCTGTTTTTCAAGACACGAACAGTGGTGGTGTTCTGTTTGTTGGGATCTTGTTGGTCACGCTCAAGGGCAATAACTGTGTCAGATAACTGTGCAATAGCAGCAGATCCTCTCAGTTGTCCAAGAGTTACACGTGCTCCTTCCTCATGATTCTGGTCTGACTGTGTGCGTCTGAGATGTGATACAAGAAACAATGTGATACCAGTACGTTCAACAAGTGATCGTAACTTGGTCATCGTTTGGTCAATCATACGTCTCTCATCTCCTTCTAATCCACTCAGTAATATACTAAGGTGGTCAAGAAAGATAACACGACATTCCAATCCACAGGCAAGGTATTCGATCCTACTGTAAATTGTGTCAGGGTCATAGCTGCCAAAGCCATCGAACAAGAAAAGATTCCAATTAGCAATAGTACTGTTGTAGGCGTGTTCGAGTTCTGCTCGTTCATATTCTTCAAGATGATAAGGTTTACCGAGCTGTACGGACATTAATCCGAGAGCCGTCCTACGGTTAGATTCTTCAAGTGCCAAGTAACCGATTCGTTCTTGTCGGTTGAGAAGATGACTTGCAAGAACCCTACAGAAGCTGGATTTTCCTGTACCAGATCCCGAAGTAATTGTGATAAGTTCTCCATACCGTATGCCGTGCAGCTTGTCTTGTAGTCCTTGAAATGGGTAATCATGGTCAGCGGGGGGTGTGGGTGTGGTGATTAGTTCGAGTAATGATTTAGCATCGACAATGCCGTCTGGTCTGTATGTCTTTGCATCCCAGATTGCTCGTCTTACTGCCTCATTATCTCCTGCTTGTAGTGCTTCAGAAGCGTCTTTATACTTCTCAAGCCTAGCGATCTTAGCTTTTCCAGGGGGTAGTAGTTCTGCACATTCTTGTGCTGCCTGTCTACCTGCCTCATCATTGTCAAAGAATAATACAACCTCTTCATAGTTTTGAAGTAGATCTAAAACCCTCTGTAATGATTTCTTTGCAGCCTTAGCTCCATTTGGTATGGATACATGAGGCCATTTGGGTTGTGCTTCCCATCCAGAGGCTGCATCTAACTCACCTTCATATATGGTAAGTCGAGTACCTTTATCTGGGAATAAATTTTGCCCGAAAAGTTGATGGTCAGTATTATTACCCTCCATCCAAAAGTCTTTATCTTTTGTTTTGACTTTTGCTGCACATACTTTTCCAGCTTTATCGAAATAGTGCATACGTAAAGTATCACCGTCCATATGGATGCGATATTTACGGCAGGTCTCTTCTGACAGACCTCTTTTGCGTAGCTTTACAGGATTTCCTTTCAGCATAGCTTTTGATTTTGGTTGTTCACTATCATCGGATAACTCCCCGCTACTAAAGTGGTTACATACAAAACAATAAGTATGTCCATCATCATATACGGAATTACCGTCTGACGAACCGCAGTTATCACAGCTTGTGTGATATAAGAAGGTTGATTCATCGGAGCCAGTCAACTGGGATTGCATAGTAAGCACACCAAGGGAAACCGTTTTTTTCTGCCCATTTTGCGTATGTAGTTTTAGAGCGTTTAGAAATTTTATTATTAGGTGATTGAAATATAATACGAATGTCTAAGTTTGGATGAGATTCTTTAACAGCCTTCATCTTACGCCTCTGATCTGGAGGAAAGTAACCTTTAGCTTCGAGGTATATATCCCCAACCTTGAAGTCAGGGATGTAGTTTGCCTCGATAAGATAAGGTAGTTTCTCAGATTCATACTGATAAGGCACTTTCATCTGATCTAACAAGTCAGCAACTTGTTCTTCTAAATGACTACGCATTAGAAGTCATCAGCTTCAACAGAGCTAGGAGTACCAGTTGCTTCCACGTTAGGGTCTTCAACCTTAAAACCACTGGTAGCACCAAATAGATCGGCTGCATCTTCAGCTGACATGTCTCCATTATCAACTACACCAGCTCCATTGTTAAGACTAATAACTTGGACTGCCTTTAGTTTCAATGATGTACCAA